AGCTCAGCAAATGAAAAACAAACAAAAGCAAGCGAGAGCATCGCACCTTTTCCGCAAGCGCAGGAGCTTCTGGTGGGTATTGCTAGCCAATCGGAACCCCGCATGGGAGAGAGCCTACGAAGTATCGTGGGAAGGCATGAGGAAGCGACACAAACAAAAACAAATCAACAATCAATAAAAAATATGAACGAACTAATCGACAAAACAAGGCAATGGTTTCACGACAAGGGGATCATCGCAAACAGTAACCCGCTGAAACAACTTTGGAAAACCCAAGAAGAATTGACCGAGACGCGAGATGCGGCGATTCGGCATGAGTGTGCAAACATATATGCTGTATCACGCTGCCTTGACGACATAAAAGACGGCATCGGAGACACGGTAGTAACACTCATCGGGGTCTGTGAAATGTATGGTTTTTCACTTGAGGAATGTCTCCAGATGGCTTACGATACAATCTCCAAGCGCAACGGGACAATGATCGACGGCGTTTTCGTGAAATCAAACTAATCACCAACCAACAACAACATGCAAATACTAAAAGCAAACATAGGACTACAAAAAATCGAAGGCGTGAAAGTTTTCGACACAAAAACAGGCGAGAAATTCGTCGCAATCCCAGTGAAAGCTGCGAACATCTTTGTCTCAGACAAGGGTGGGATTTACCTGAATTGCGACATTCTTGAAAACAAGAAAGGCGAAGATCAGTATGGGAACACCCATATGATTACCCTCGATATCGGTAAGGATCGACGCAGCGCAGGTGAAAAAGGCGTGATCCTCGGCAACTGCAAAACGCTTACGATTGGTCAACCTCAGAAGCTGAAAGATGACCAGGAGGACGATATTCCATGGTGATACTTTATAAACCTTCCTCGCCCAGCATTGGCTGACGCGAAGAAAACCCCCTGCCGCATCGTTCAGGCGCGGCGGGGCAACAACTCTCAAGAACACACAATATGAAACCGATAAAACTACTACACATCCTTCGCAAGATGGATTGCGAGCGTCAAGCCCGAAAAGAGCTTCCACCGTTTATCCTACACCACAAGATTTCCCGCGCTATTTTTTTGCTGGAATTACTAAAATACGACACTCCAGTAAGAACCGCGCAGATACCAGAGGATTCGCGAATGATCGTTGATTACCGATTCACAAAGCGATGGGAAAACGCTGGTGAATACATCATTCAAGGTTGCCAGCCACGTGCCAAATACTCGCCGCAAACGGTCTATACATACATCCTAACCGACAAGGGGCGTGATGAGGCAAAAAAGATTGAGGCGAATTTGCAGCGGATGATTGACACAGTATCGAACAAAAACAGAAAGATTGCTTAATATGAACACACAACCAAGCACAACAAAGAAGATAGAAGCATGGCTTCTCAGAGGACACAAGATAACACCACTGCAAGCACTCCAGAAATGGGGATGCATGAGATTGGCAGCGCGGATTGCAGAACTCCGTAACAAGGGTATTGCTATCAGCACTACGAAGGTGAAATCCAACGGTAAAACCTACGCACAATACAAAGCCCTATGAAAAAAAGAGCTAAAAGAGCGAGCGATGAAGGGTTCAGTATGATTTGCGGCAGACCGAGACACAAGCCGTGGGAGCAAAAGGCTACGATTGTCCTGCGCTTGTCACAGGAAACGTATCAGCGCATAAGGCGGTTATCGTCGCACAGGAGGTGCAGCGTAAGCCAGGCGGCAGAGTTGCTCATGCGAACGGAGGAATCAGAGAGGATTGAGCCGACAATGCCGATTGACTACTCATTCCTGCAAAAGAAGGGCAACAGCTACACAGTATTAGACATTCTGAATTTACCATGAACACACAGAAAATCACACACTACAAAACAGACACGCTCGACCTGCGGCTTATGGACTGCATGGAGCTGATGAAAGAATACCCAGACAAGCATTTCGACTTGGCTATCGTTGATCCGCCGTATGGGATTGGAGACAAATTCAAAGGAGGGAAAAGCGGGAAAATGCAATTTAACGAGGTGGTGGATAAAGGGTGGGACGTAGTGCCTGATGATGACTACTTTCGGGAGTTGTTCAGAGTATCAAAAAACGCAATTATTTGGGGTGGTAATTATTTCACGCTGCCCCCTTCTAGGTGCTGGATTGTATGGGATAAAATGAATGCGGAAGATTTTAGCTTGGCAATGTGTGAACTTGCATGGACTTCATTTGATGCAGTCGCCAAAATTTACAGACGCAACTCATTGCAGGGCGACAAGATACATCCAACGCAAAAACCAATCGACCTCTACCGCTGGATTCTCGCCAACTACGCGAAAGAGGGCATGAAGATCCTCGACACGCACCTCGGCAGCATGAGCCACGCCATCGCCGCGCATTACAGCGGCGTGCATCTCACGGGCTGCGAACTAGATCCTGACTACTTCGCGGCTGGCATTGCTCGCGTAAAAAGAGAAACGGCGCAAATGGATATGTTTGCAGGCACGCCAAAAGAAAAAACAATAGAAACACCAACAATGTTATGAACACACTAAGAGGATTTCCAAAACGATACGAGGATGCCCCACCAGCGACAGGCGATGGATGGTTGGCAAACTATGCCAAAGCACTCGCCACAACCGATTCTGGGGGCATTACGATCCTTTACGGAGGATATGGCACAGGCAAGACACGCATGGCTTGGGAGGTAGCTAGAGCGCATAAGTCCAAGCGTCCAACAATCAGTAATGGTGGCATTGGATGGACGACAAGCACGAAGAAACGCCCGATGGTTTACACCACAGCAGTGAACTTGTTTTCAACGATCAAATCTACTTACACTTCTGGATCTGGAAAATCAGAAAAGGAAGTTGTATCGGATTACTGTGAAGCCGCCTTACTGGTGATAGATGAAGTCCAGGAGCGTGGGGAAACACAATACGAGGATAGACAGCTAACCGCCATCATTGATGCACGATACGCCGCAGATATGCCGACGATCCTGATTTCCAACTATACATGGGAGAGATTAGCATCTACGCTATCTCCAGCCGTGATTGATCGGATCGAGGAGAACGGGGCGAAACTACTATTCAACTGGGAATCATTTAGAAAGAAAGCATGAATACCGAAGAAATACTAACCTGTCTTTGCGTCTATGATGAAAGGAATCCTAATAACACACTTTGCATTTTTGACGACTCAGAAAAACCATTACCAAGAAATAATTGCTTTTGCGATAATTGCTTTTATGGGAGAGATAAACTATCTTTTTACATTTTGGAAAATATTAAAACAAAAATATGAATACACTACCAAATGACGTTGCCCGATGCAAGGGTGTGGGATTCGATGAGGACGGGACATGGGACTGGCGCGAAGGATGCGAGACATGCCTGCGCAGGACAGCACCGAGAAATGGCGTGCATTTCTTCATCGAACCGCCGAAAATCATCGCTTTCTGGTGTGAATTTCACATAGAACCAAAAGAAACAAAACCATGAAACCAAAACATTATGCAATACTAAGTGACTGTATCGAGGAGGGATGTCGTTACGGCGTTATGAGAGCGCATAAGCATACGGAAAACCCATCCCACGAGGTTATTAAAGATGCTGTCCACTCCGCTATTATGGAGAGGATCAACCAATACTATGATTTTCCAGAGGCGGAGTTGTTACACTCTAGCTCTCAACCTTCTTATAGACATTGACATATCGCCCCTTGATTAACATCTTGCGGCAAGTCAACTCCCCCTTTTCGTGCATCCTTTTCACCCTGTTTCTGACGGGGTGATAAGGACTGCCTAGCTTTCCAACAATCATCTCAACTGTAAATTCATCTGGATGCATTTCCACTTGCTGGAATTGCTCTATAATCCAGTCCATGCCTGTTACTTTTGGGATGCTCTTTGCCATTACGGGATATATTTGCGTTGATGGAATAGTGGAAGGTCGCCTTTGTCGGTCGTTCTTGCGTCTAGGATGATGCAGGAAGGCTCCGAGATAGCATCAGGGACTACTTTGTAGCCATGACGGGTAAGACCTTGCCACGCGCCTGTTATGAGCGATGCTTGGTTGCCGTCCGTCCAGATTCCGTGACGGTGGCGATGCGCTCGGCAGATAACCGATGGCACACGTTTGCCTACTCTAGCGCGGGAATGAGTGATGACACCCAGGGCAATGCTGTGCGCTCCTGCTTCCAGATAAGGGCGAGATGTTGCCGAGATATGGTGAGCAAAGTTGATTAGCGTTCCGTTAATCTCCATGTCGAGATTGTCCCATGCGTTTTGTCCATTCTCAGGATTCTTAGACGCGCCTAATGCTTTGCCTAGTCGAATCTCATCATTACGAGTATGGCACTCAGTTCCCTTGATAATGTGAACACCTGATGCCTTGCTTGCCACTGGCTCTAGGATCTCCATGACAGCAGCGGATTGATCTCCGATGTCGGCACTCATGACTTGAGTAGTGCGATGGTGCAGCCCCTCTACTAAGTCGCCATTGATGACTAGCTCATATGGCTCATCACCTACGATTTTAGATACCCACTGATGGCAGTCTTGCCAGCAAGCCCATAGCCATTTCTGGAACGGGTTTTGACCGATGGGAAATCCTTCGTTAGACACGAAGTTAGCTGGCCAT